CAATGTTAAATATAAAACTACTGAAAAGGTTAAAGTAAAGCCTATTATTTTAAACGATGAACAGAAGGAATTTATTGTTCAGTATGCGGATGACGGAATGTCTAGCTTTCAAATAGCTCAAATTTTATTTACGGATAGAGAAATCAAGAATCTGGGCATGGAGCAAAGAACTGTTCACGGATATCTTAAGGCAGTTAAAAAACAAAAGAGAGCCGACAGCAGGGAAGTGGCTTCGACGTATTCTCCCCCAGAGGATACTCAGGAATGTGTTGATTTGGTTAATTTATATTCTAGCGAAAACTTCAAGGTAGAAGAATTAAAAGCTATAGAGAAGAAATCAATAGAATCTTTGTTTAAATTTCTCCGGTCACCAAGATTCAACCAACTCATAAGCAACTACAGGAAGCCTGACGATCAAAATTTATTTGAAGCAGAATTCATTAGAGCCACTTGGGACAAGCCAGACCTAACCGCAGATGAAGTTAATTTATACATTAATGTTTGTGTCGATTATATTAATTTAAAAAACATCGGAGCCCATGTGGAGAAATTAAATGGGATGTTTGAGGATGCCGACGAACAGCAGGATATGACAGTTAGGTTGGCTGAATTATTAAAAACGAAAAGCGAAGAGTACAACCAGTGCGAGAAGCGACAAGAATCTTTAATTAATAGGCTCGCTGGAGATAGGGCAAAAAGAGTAGCTAATCGCCAAGATAAAAATGCATCAATACTATCGCTCGTTGAAAGTTTCCAGAACGAAGAGGACAGAAGGCTGATGATAAAGATGGCAGAAATGCAAAAGAGAGCCGTGGAGGAGGAGGCGGACAACTTTGAGTCCATGCAGGATTGGAAGTCTAGAATTTTAGGAATATCAAAGAGCGATGTCATTTAAGTGCAAGGCTTGCGAGGAAGAGTTTTCTTCCGAAAAGGGGTTGCATCTTCATTTGAAAAAGCATAAAATGGATTTAGCTACTTATTACACTACCTACTACCCTAGGAAAAATTTACTAACGGGAGATATTCTACCCTTTAAGAGTAAGGAGGAATACTTCAGTAAAGACTTTTCAACGAAAGCTCAACTCATTAAATGGTGCTTACAGGAGGATAAGAAATTGGTTAAGCCTTATGTATTGAAAAAATTAAAGGAAAGAGTGGATTTAAAAAATCTTAATCACGGGCCAAACCACTTGGAATTAAAAATCGCTGGTTTGCCTGATATAGACGTATATAAACATTTGTTTGGGTCTTACTCAAAGGCTTGTGGGCAAGTGGGAGTAAAGCCTTTATTTAATAAAAGGGTTGATAAGAGCTTTTTTTCTGAAGAAAATGATTTTGAAAACTTGAAAATCTTCGTAGACACAAGGGAGCAACAGCCGCTTTGTTTTAAAAATTCAGAAAATTTAAAATTAGATTTCGGAGATTATACTTTAACCGGCGAGGATTATAATTATACATACATCGACAGGAAGGGGGAGCAAGACTTTAAAGGGACTCTTAGTGGTGGATTTGAAAGGTTCACTAGGGAGCTGGAGAGAGTTAAGGATTTCGAGTGTTATCTGTTTGTTATTATTGAAAGCGACTTAAATCAGATATACAAGAAAAATCGATGGGGGCCACATAAGTCTAATTTAAATTTCATATATCACAATATGAGAGTTCTGACCCATAAGTTCAAAGGCCATTGTCAGTTTGTGTTTACCGGGAATAGGGAAAATTCGGAAAAAATAATTCCAAAAATATTAGGCCTAGGCAAAGCTTTATGGGATTCTGATTTACAATACTATATAGATAAAAATGGCTTGGATTGAAGGAAATCAAAACAGGCCAGAGAGGCCTGACATCAACAAAGAAATGCTCGGAATTGAAGGGTTTCTGGAAGAGGATGAGGCTAAGGTGGAGTTATATAAATTCCTGAAGGATAATATAACTTTTTCAACGAACTTAATTTCTGGAGTAGAATTGTTTCCGTTTCAGCATATGGCAATTAAGGCTATGTTTGAAACTGATTACTTCATGGGGGTATGGAGTCGAGGAATGTCAAAGTCTTTCACGACTGGAATATTTGCATACCTAGATGCAATAATGCATCAGGGTGTAGAGATAGGGATTCTGGCTGCATCATTCAGGCAGTCGAAGCAAATTTTTAAAAAAATTGAAGACATAGCATCTAAGCCAGAAGCTAGACTGCTGGCTGATTGCATAACGAAAAAATCAAAAAACAATGATGAGTGGTTAATGGAGATAGGTAGAAGCCGGATTAGAGCCCTGCCATTGGGTGATGGGTCAAAGCTTCGAGGTTTTAGATTTCACAGGATTATTATTGATGAATTTTTATTAATGCCAGAAAGAATTTACAACGAAGTTATAGTCCCCTTCCTTTCTGTGGTTGAAAACCCCACCCAAAGAGAAAATCTTTGGAAATTAGAAACGAAGCTAATAGAGAAAGGGGAAATGAAGGAGGAGGATCGCCATAAGTGGCCAAACAATAAATTAATAATGCTTTCGTCAGCATCTTATAAATTTGAATACATGTATAAACTTTACAGTCAATTTGAATCATTGATAATGTCGGAAAAAAGAATGGATGATGCCAAGAGGTGTATAATGAAGTTTTCTTACGACTGTGCCCCCCAGAGACTATATGATCAGAACTTAATCAATCAAGCCAGAGCGACAATGAGTCAATCTCAATTCGAGAGAGAATTTGGAGCTATGTTTACCGATGACAGCTCTGGTTATTTTAAAACTTCCAGAATGGCTGTATGTACCGTAGCAGATGGGGACGACCCACATATCGAAGTCAAGGGAAATCCTAAGGATCAATACATTTTAGCATTCGATCCGTCTTGGTCCGAAAGTGAAAGTAGCGATGATTTTGCTATGCAGGTTTTAAAATATAACGAATCGAATGGGTCTACGACTTTAGTTCATTCATATGCAATGTCAGGAACTCCATTAAAGGAACACATTTTTTATTTTTATTATTTAATAAAGAACTTCAACATTATCGCAATGGTGGGGGATTACAATGGGGGAGTTCAATTTGTAAACGCAGTCAACGAAAGTCATTTGTTTAAATCTGAAAAAATAGAAATCAAGCAGATCGAAGCTGAGCTTGATAAGATAGACTCTTATTCTCAGAATTTAAAAATAGCAAGGCAGCAGTACGATAAAAGCGGCCACAGAACCTTAATACTAAGAAAGCCAACCTCCGCATGGATTAGGAGGGCAAATGAATTACTGCAAGCTAATTTTGATCATAAAAAATTATGGTTCGGATCTAGGGCTGTAGACGAATCTTACAATAGCGAAAGAGCGAAAAAAATACCAATCGCTAAATTAAAGTTCTTAAGAGCTTCGGACGATCAGGAAAAGCAAAGCTCAGCAGCCAAGATGATAGACTTTGTGGAGCATCAATATGATATGATTAATATGACTAAGGGGCAATGTGCATTAATCCAAATCACAACCTCACCCCAAGGAACTCAAACTTTCGACCTACCCCTAGAGCTTAAAAGGCAGACTGGGCCAGACAAAGCTAGGAAGGATTCGTATTCTGCATTGATATTGGGTAGCTGGATGGCGAAAACATATTTCGACATGATGAATGCACCAAAAGAAGAAGTTCAATCGACATTTTCACCAATGTTCATAAGTTAACTTTTAACTTTTGTGGACTTTTGGGATAACTTTGTGTAATATCACTTGTGAGCGACAAAAGAAAATACACTAAAAGGTCTAATTATTGGGATAAGTTCAAGAGCGACGAAAGGTCCATCGAGGACATGATAAAGTTTCAAACTCTCGCCCAAAGTGTGGCTCCAGCAACAGCTGGAGAACCCATATACACTGAAACGTCTTCAGCGAGCAGGAGAACTCATCACTCTAGCTCTACCGGAGGGAGGAGTAACTCTATCTATAATAGCTCAAAGAATCATAAATATACAAATATTAAAAATGGATTACTTCCATATGAATATGCCAAAGACGGAACAAATATAAGGGAAGCTATAGAGCTTTGCCAGAAAGCTTATGCTAATGTTGCTATTTTTAGAAATGCTGTAGATATTATGGCTGAGTTTTCCAACTCGAACATTTACTTAGAGGGTGAAAATGATAAATCTAAAAAATTCGTCGAGAAGTGGTTCGAGAAAATTCAAATATGGAAACTAAAGGATCAATTTTTCAGAGAATATTATAGATCTGGAAATATATTTTTATATCGACTGGATGGAAAGTTTTCTTCTGATGATTTTGCTAAATTGAATTATGTATATGGGTCTGGGTCGTTGAAGCCGGGAGAAATTCCGATTAAATATACCTTACTCAACCCTTATGATATAGTAATAGAGTCGGCGACAGCTTTTAATAACGGAATATACAAGAAGGTGTTGTCCGATTATGAATTAGAAAGATTAAGATCTCCAAAAACTGATGACGACAAACAGGTTCTAAAGTCCCTGCCTCCAGAAGTTAGAAAAAAGATTAAAGAAGGGCAATTCAATAGAGACGGATTATCTATGGAATTAAAACCAGAAAAACTCGTCTATTCTTTTTATAAAAAGCAAGACTATGAGCCATTTGCCGTCCCCTTTGGGTTTCCAGTTCTAGATGACATTAACTGGAAGATGGAACTTAAGAAGATAGACCAAGCCATAGTTAGGACTGTGGAAAATGTAATTTTATTAATTACTATGGGCGCGGAGCCTGAAAAGGGAGGAGTGAACCCTAACAATCTCCAAGCAATGCAGGAGCTTTTCAAGAATGAGAGTGTCGGCAGAGCATTGATTGCTGACTATACAACAAAAGCTGAATTCGTAATACCAGACTTAAAGAAAGTAATAGGGTCGGAGAAATATCAAATTGTAAATGAAGACATAAGAGAAGGTCTTCAGAATGTAATTGTAGGAAATGAGAAATTCGCCAATACACAAATCAAAGCTGAGATATTCCTAGAGAGGCTAAAGGAGTCTAGAAATGCATTCTTAAATGACTTCCTGCAACCTCAAATTAAAATGGTATGTAAAAACATGGGATTCAGAACTTATCCTCGAGCTAAGTTTGAAGAAATAGACATTAAGGATGAAGTCCAATTTCAAAGAGTTATAACTAGATTGCTGGAAATAGGAATAATAACTCCTGAGCAAGGAATAGAATCCATGAAAACTGGATTGTATCCTAGCTCCAAAATGCTCAACTCATCTCAAGAAGCATATATCAAGCAACGGGAGAAGGGTCATTATAATCCATTGGTAGGAGGCATACCTCTAGTCGAAAGTGCTGAGTCTCAAGAAGGAACTCGAATACAAGAAGAGCAGCTAAAGCTTCAGGAAAAACAAATGAACCAGCAGGCAGTTCAAAATAAACTCGCCAACAAAAACAAGCCGGGCCCAAGTAACACCCAAAATAAAACACCCAAGTCAGCCGGAAGACCAAGTGGAGCTACTGCTGAGATGTATGACAGAAAGTCTATACAGTCAACGGTATACGATATAGAAAGCTTGCAAGTCTTTGCTGTTGATAAATTTAAAGCAATTAAAAAACTTAAAACTTTAAATAAAAATCAAAAAGATTTAATTTCAACATTGTGTGAATCCATTGTTTGCTCTAGCGAAAAGAAGACTTGGAAGAGTAAGATAAATAGTTGTATTAAAAATCCCGACAAGATAGAAGCTTTAAATTCTTTGTCTGAAGTTTTATCGATTGCTGCCGATCATGAGCTGGGAGACTATCCATCCGCCATTCTGTACCACAGTAAAAAACATAGAGGCAAGTAATTTTAGTGTATATAGTTTTACATGAGTAAGGACTATAAGTACACTGCTAAGTTTTCAGGCATAATTTTGGCTTCTGGAGATGTTGATTCTCCGGAGTTAAATATATCTAAAGCATCCCTAGATGCCCTAAGAGCTATTATACCAAACGATATAATGCTCGAAGACAATGTAGATTTACTGGCTGTAGCTTTCAATGCTGCCGTGGTTAATAAATTTAATAAGAATGGAGATGGAATAAGTTCTCAATCCGCCGTAACAATACTAGATCAATTCAAACACAAGCCAACAAACATAGAACATAATCGAGATAAAGTTGTTGGGCATATCATTTCATCTTCCTTTTCAAGATTTGGGTCAAATGACATTTTGAGTAAAGAAGAGGCCCTCGCCAGTAAAGAGCCTTTTAATATCGCACTTGGATCTGTTATTTATAGAACTGTAAATAAAGAATTTGCAGATTTAGTTGAAAGCTCAGTCGATCCAGACAGTTCTGTCTATCATAATGTTTCCGCCAGTTGGGAAATTGGATTTAATGATTTCGTCATAGCTATAGGGGGTGAAGACTTGAAAGACTCTGAAATAATATCGGATCCAGAAAAAATAAAAGAGTACAAACAATACTTAAAATCCTTTGATGGCGATGGAAAATTTAAAGATGGGCGAAGTATCAGCCGTTTAATTGTGGGTGATATTTTACCTTTAGGAATAGGGTTCACGGCTAACCCGGCAGCAGAGGTAAAGGGCTTAGTAGCTAAGTCTCCAGACGAAAATAGCGACGATTTCGCGAAAGAGGAAGGGTCCACAATAGAAATCAATTTAGAAAAAAATGAAAAAAATATTTCCCAAAAACAAAAAACTACTGTAAATAACATCAAACATACTATCATGGACAATCAAGATATTCTAAACGATTTAGTGTCGGCTTTAAAAGACAGGGCTTCTGAAGAGAAGTTTTCTGAAGAAGCTGTAGCTACGGTTACTAAAATTATAAAGGATGCTATCCTTGAAAAGAGCGAGTCTTTTTCTCAAGAAAAGCAAGCTCTAGAAGAGCAGAAGCAAAAGCTAGCCGAAGCTACCGAAGAAAAAAACAAGGAATTGGATGGCCTCCGAAGCCAACTCAATGAATCAATTGACAAGGTTAAGGGTCTTGAGGTTGCTAATTCCGAAAGAGAAGCTGTTGCTAGATTTGACTCGAGAATGTCATCTATTGAAAATGAATATGACCTTAATGGAGATAGCCGAAAGATTGTCGCCCATGAACTTAAAGACCTTGACGAAACCGAAGATGCATTTGCTACATACCAAGATAAGCTTGCTGTAGTATTTAAACATCAGAATAAATTATTCCTCAAGGAGCAGCAAGAAGCATTTGATGCTAAGCTTGCTGAGGCAGTAGAAAAAAGAATTGCCGAACTTAACAATAGCGAAGCTTCCGAAGACGAAGTTGTTGAAGAAGCTATTGAGAAAGTCGAAGCAACTGAAGAAGAGACTGTCGCAAATAACAATGGAGAATCGTCCGAAAAAGACCTCTCCTTAAGAGATAAGTTTAAGAAAGCTTTCTCTGAAGACAATTTAACCATCAAATATTAAAAAATAGGATAAAATACAATGGCACTTAGATTACTACCATTCCGTGATTACGACGAACATGAAGTCGTAAATATATATGCACTTGATGCTGGACCAGCTGTAGCTGGCGGCAAATATGTTGACCTTTCAGACGCTAACAAGCGTTCGACTGAAGCCGACAACGGTGTATTTGTTAAAGTTAAAGCCGGGGGCCTTGGTTCTCAACGTGACCCAATGGATGTTACTGCCGATAAATTTGGAGCTTATTTGGGGTCTAAGGATTATCCTCACGTAGGTAGAAACACTTATCCAGCAAACCCATTAACCGTCACTGGAGTTAGTGCTGGTTCTGGAGATGCCTGCCTTGGTGTTACTCTTAGACAGACCGCAACTCACGATGAGAATGGTGAGAAGCTTCAGTATTACCCTGTAAAGAAAGACGAGCTTTATGCAGTCCTTCCGGGTGAAACCGTTCCTGTTCTTAGTCGAGGCATTGTAACTTTAACTGATGGAGCTTTTTCAACGAATCCTGCAGTGGGAGAACAAATTGTTCCTTCGACTGACGCTGGTAAGGCTACGGCTTGGACCGCTACACTAGCTGCTGCACAAAACCTAACGGATGCTCCCGCTAATGTTATCGGACGATGCATCGGTAGCGGTAACCGTGATGACGCAGCTGCTTTCGGTCATACTGGAAACAATACCTTCAAGGGTAAGAACTCTTATGGGAACTACGGTTTCCAGTCGGGCTCGTACTTCATGATCAAATTGGATTGTCGCTAACTTTTAAATTTAGGAGAAAATACATAAATGAAAATTACAATTAAAAGAACCGAAGAGCAAGTGGAATTGCTCAAGGCCATGGCATCAAAGAATCGTGATGTCGCCTACGAAGCTCAAATGGCATTAGCCGAATTTATTGGACCCGTCCTTGCGAAGGTGCTCAATCAAGCTCCGACGCTTAGTAACCTGTTTACGAACTTCCAATTCAATGCCGACGACAGCCCTAGCCTTCCGCTGGATCTGTACTACGACATAACGGACGAAGATTATATCACGATCTGGAGTCAAACAGTGGCAGGGGGTCTTCCTTCTAACACCGCAACTCCAGTACAGAGCGAAATGAAGTTCACGACCTATCGCCTTGATAGTGCCGTTGATTTCGATAAGCGATATGCTCAACGCTCCAGACTTGATGTCGTAAGTAAAACCTTTACACGTCTCGCTCAAGAAGTTCTTCTTAAGCAAGAAAGAAATTCCGCAGCTTTGATTTTCGGTGCCCTTGGGGAAGCCGGAACAAGAGGTCATCCTCATATCATCGGTGCTGATACAGCTGGCAGATTGAATCTTAATGACTTCAATAGGCTTTTAACTCGAGCTAAGAGAATTAATACCTCTTGGGCCGGTGGAACTACTGATGGTCCTTCTCGTGGGGTTAGTGATTTGATTATCTCTCCAGAGATTACTCAGTCGCTTCGCGAGATTGCTTACAATCCGGTCAATAGTCGTGGTAGTTATCAAGACATTCCTGCAACCGATTCCATGAGGGAGTCTGTTTATAATAACGGTGGAATTCCTGAGTTTTATGGTATCAATCTTCTTGAATTGCAAGAAATGGGTGCTGGTCAAAGATTCAATAAAATATTTGACGCTCAAGTTAGTGCCGATATGAATCTTCCGGGCGGAGCTTATGGTGCATTTGCCGATGGATCCCATGAAATCGTTCTTGGTATTGATCGCTCTAGAGATGCTCTTCTTAGAGCTATCGCTCTTGATGCTGAAACTGGTTCGGAAATGAGCTTAATGGCTGATGACCAATATAGTGTTCGTCAAAACAAGATTGGCTACTACGCTTCTCTTGAAGAAGGTCGTATGATCATCGATGACAGGGCTCTGTTTGGGATTACCGTATAATATTTCTACGTATTATTATGATCAAGAAATCCACCTTTTAGGTGGATTTTTTGTTTGTACAGATTAATATAAGTGTACAACAACTTAAATACTAATTATTATGACAACTAGAAAAAACGACAAATCTACAACGAAAAAGGCTCCAGCAAGAAAACCAAGGAAGAAAAAAGAAATGCAATATGCAGATGGTCAAATAGCAGACGACGATCTCAAGAAGGCTAAAAATTTAGAACAATTGCTTACGGTTAATAGCAAAAGCCCTTTTAGTACTGCTGATGGTTCTGATTTCGAAGAGAGTCTTGCATCAATGAGTTTTACCGATATGCAAGAGCTCGCTGTTAGGGCTGGAGTGTTCCCTTCTGGCTCCAAGACGACCCTGAGGAATAAAATACTAAAGGAGTATAAGGCCAGAGCCTTAGGCCAATACAGGAAAGGTCAAGTGACCAAGCCGTCAATTGACCCTAACTCCAAAAAAGGAAAAGATCTCTTAAGGCTTATCAACGAATAATGAATCAATTAGGTCAGCTTGCATATTCGATATGGGATACTGAGTTCGGAGACCATTCTACGGCCCTAGAGAGGCAGCAGAAGGCCTTATTGGTGTCTGGGTATCTAGAGGCCAACCTTGGGCAGTTAAACGTCTTCCTGAACACTGATTTCGAGCTTACAGCGAAAGATAAGGTTTCTCCTGATCTAAAATATGAAGAAAAAGCCATCTTTGCTCAAATTTATCTAAAGGATTACTACCAAAAGCAGGCTAGGAACATACTTAGGAATATCACTCAATCAGATACCACCTCCTCTTCCGTAACCACTGGAGTGACAGATTGGACTTCGATTCAGGAGGGAGATACGGTAATCAGGAGGTCCGTCGCCAGTGCTACTACTAAAAACGAATCAGCTAGAGCTCTTCAAAATGCATCAAAAGAAGCTAATGAAATGCTTAAAAGAATGATTCATGCTTATAATATGTATGGAGCGCTCCCATTGCAAGTGGCGGGCAAAGATGCCGTGCATATTACAGGATCAGCTTAATTAGAAATTCTTAATATCTTCAGAGTCCTGATGAGCTTCAAACTTGTTTTTCAGGATTGTGTATTGCTCTGATATTTTCTTAAAGTTAAAATTAGTTCCCTCAGGCAAGGTTGAAGAGTCTAAGTTCTTCATGTTTTCAAAAAAGGCATCTAGAGCAGGAATCGTAGCTGGATTTTCTTCTATGAAGGTTTTAAGCTCTTCTGGAGTAAGGTCCTTCTCATCCTCATCCTGCTCGTAGTCTGAGGGTAACAGTTCTTTAAGTTTGGCTTGTTCTATGGCATTTTTTGAAATGCTTCTAGACAGACTGGAGAGGCCCTCTGAGTTCTCCCCTTTTTCCGTATGGGAATATATATCAATTAAAGATTTATAAAATGCGGCTTTTTGTTCGTCGTTCATATTAAATATAATACATTACCAATTGGAGATTTCTACTCTACCCCATTTATTTGTTCCTGTGCAAACATAGAAATAATTTTCATCATAAGCCAATTGCCCGGAGCTTCCGGAATCTGTTGAAGTCGAGGGGCTGCTACCCCCAATCTGAACTCTGCCTGTAACGTTTAATTTTCCACTTATATTTAAATCCGTGTTAATATGAGAGCCTGTGCCGTGAACCTCAAATAAAACATTCTCAGATAATGGGCCTACGTTTAACTTCCCGGTTACGGTTAAATCCGTGTTAATATAAGAGCCCGTGCCGTGAACTTCAAATAAAACATCCTGAGATAATGGGCCTATGCTTAAGTTCCCGGTTATATTTTGAGAATATCCAGTAGTGAATAAACTAACTCCACTTAACGATTGAAGGCTGCTGGATAATCCAGCTCCGGTGGAACTTATATTATTCCCAATAGTATTAGCGGTCCCGCTTAAGGATGCGTATAATGTTGCTCCCGTAGTACTTATATTATT